GAGCAGGAGGTTGATGTCAACGCCGTGCTGGACGGCATCGAGGGCATCGACGGTGGCCCGTCGGAGGGTGGCTTCAGCTGGCACACCCTCGAGGTCTGCATGAAGTGCTGGCGGAGGGCCTACTACGCCTTCATCATGGGGCTCGTCCCCAAGATTCAGTCCAAGGCCCTGCAGTACGGCTCCCTCTACCATGCCTTTTGGGAGCTCTGGTATCGGTATGGTGGCTCACGACCCTACGACGAGGTGTTCGACGCCGTCCGCCGGGCCGGGGCGCCAGAGCTCGCCGGCCACTGCCAGCGGCTCGTCTACCAGGAGCTGCAGCTGTTCGCCCAGCAGGAGGCCCAGGAGTGGGACATCAGGGCCGTCGAGAACAACGCCGTGTTCTTCGCCGAGCCGCAGCGCATCGGAGGCAAGACGGTGCATCTGCCCTTCTCCTGCCGCCACGACGCGCTGATCGCCAAGAAGCAGCCCGGGCAGGCCAACGCGCCGCTGGGCCCCGTGGCCACAGGCGTCCACATCGTCGACCGCAAGACGACCTCGGCGCTGACCTACGATCTGACCAAGGGCTACGCGATGGACGGCCAGTTCCTGATGAACGCCCTGGTCTACAAGCGCTCCGGGGAGGAGCAGGAGTTCGGCCCGCTGGTCGGAATGATCTTCAGCGTGGCGGCCAAGCACAAGGACCCGTCGGCACGCTCGTTCCACCGGGTCGAGACCATCACCGAGGACACGGTGCTGGAGCGGTTCCTGCAGGACGAGCTGATCCCCTACGGCACCGAGTTCTGGCGTCGGCTCGCCTCGGAGGAGCACCGCAAGGACATCCGGCTGTGGCACAAGAACCACTCGCAGTGCGTCGGCCGCTACGGCTGCTGCGAATACTTCGACCTGTGCGACGTCGGCGGCGAGAACCTCGTTGACGTGGCCTTCAAGGTCGACCCGCGACGGGTCTTCACCATCGACAAGCTGGCCGAGCCCTCGACGGACACGAAGCGCGCAGCCAAGATGGCCGACCCCAAGAAGGCCGCGTCCGAGGTGAAGCGCCAGCAGCGCACCGCGTACCGCAAGAAGCTCGCCGAGCTGGTGATGGCGACCTTCTGCGACGTGGCGTCCTCGATGGAGATCTTCGCGTCCGACAAGTACCTGGTGCCGGGCCACACCGAGAAGTCGGTCAAGGAGAAACTGGCCGACACCCTGCGGGCGAGCTGGGAGCAGGGCATGGTCTTCCCGTTCGGGCCGGACGGCGAGGGCAACATGTACGAGATGGAGGTCAAGGAGAAGGGCATCGCCTGGAAGCACGAGCTGCCCTTCACCCCGGAGGAGCAGGCGAAGAACGCGGAGCTCGTTGCCAAGGGCAAGAAGGCAAAGGCGCCGCAGACGTTCAAGGGCACGATGAACTTCAACACCATCGCGGCAGCCATCTGCAAGGACTGGTGGGACATGTCGCAGCACCCACCGCAGGGCAAGTAGGAGAGAGACCCGCATGAATGCCCCCGCACCCAGCCCGTACAGCCCGGAGCTGCAAGCTCTGCTGAACAGGCTCAATCCCTATCAGGTCGAGGCCGTCAACGTCGGCGAGGGCCAGGCTTGCCTCGCCGGGGTTCCCGGCGCAGGCAAGACCGGCACCATCGTGGCGCGTGTCGCCAGGATGGTCGCCGACGGCCTCGACCCCGAGTACATCCTCTGCATGACGTTCACCCGAGCGGCGGCGCAAGAGATGAACGAGAGGCTCAAGCAGCTCGGCATCGTCGGTGCGCGGGTGGGCACCATCCACTCCGTGTGCCGGCAGATCATCGCCGCCGACACGCATCTGCTCGAGGAGTTCGACCTCGACGAGAAGAACAGGCTGCCGATGGAGCTGAAGAAGACCCTCGGCGACCTGAGGAAGAAAAAGAAGATCCCCAACGCCGGGGTGGACCTCGAGGGCGTGTCCCGGTACGTCGAGGCCTGCAAAGCCAAGGGCCTCTGCTACATCTACTCCGACCCCTTTGGCCTGAACATGCGGGCCGAGGAGTTCTTGCTGCGCCAGGCCGAGAAGTGGACCATGCTGGCCGGGCTGCCTCGCCAGATCCTGATGGACGTCTACATCGAGCTGGAGCGGCGCCGAGGCATCGCCGGGCTCTACGACTTCAACGACATGCTGCTCTGGTCCTGGATGGTCCTGCTCACCGACGAGGATGCCCGGGAGCGGTGGCGAGGTCGCTGGTCCGTGGTCATCGTCGACGAGGCGCAGGATTCCAACCCCGTGCAGTGGGACATCGCCCGGTTCCTCGTTGGTCTGAACTCCTGCATGAAGGAGGTCGACGAGCTGCCCATGGCGCCGCGGGTGCGGGACTGCGCGCACAACCTGATGGTCGGCGGGGATCCCTCGCAGTCCATCTACGCCTGGCGCTCGGCCGAGCCCTCGCTGTTCGTCGAGTTCGCCAAGAACAAGAACGTGGATGAGCTGACCTTGCCCATCAACTACCGCTCCAACCCGATGATCTGCGCCATTGGCACCGGGCTGGTGCAGGGCAAGCCGTGGCACATCACCGGGGAGATCAAGGCAGCCTCGGAGGACATGACGACCGACGCCGTGGCCATCGACCGCTACGACGACGCCGCCTCCGAGGCCGAGGGCGTCATCCAGCAATGCGTCGAGATCGCCGAGAGCGGCGAGGGGCTCAGGTCCTGCGCGGTGCTCTCGCGGCTTCGGGTGGCGCTGGACCTGGCGGAGATCGCCTGCATCTCCCGGCGCATCAAGTACGTCAAGATGGCCAGCGGCTCGTTCTTCGAGTCGCGAGAGGTGCGGGACATCCTCGCCTACCTACGCGTGGCCTCGGGCTACGACCCCGACGGGCGCTGGGTCGCCCACATCATCAACCGTCCGTTCCGCTACATCGGCAAGGGCTTCATCAACAAGTGCTCGGCCGACGCGATGAACCGGGACATCTCGCTGCTCGACGCGATGATCGCCAACGAGGATGACCTGAGCTACAGACAGCGCGGCTCCATCGAGGACCTCTACAAGCTGCTGCAGCGTCTGAATCAGATCGCGGCCTGGGCCGAGCAGCGCGAGGCCTACCACCGCGAGAAGCTGGAGAAGGCCAAGCAGGCGGGCGACCCGCTCGAGGAGTTGCTCAAGCTGAGGGACGAGGTGCCCACCGAGCTGCTGGACACCCTGGCCGACGCCCGGGGCGACATCGAAGGCATCGGCATGGGCGGGATGGGGGCACGGCGCCGGGCACGGCGAGCCCGGGAGGAAGCCAACCCGGAGGACGTGGCCGAGGAGTTGAACAGCGCCGGGCCGGCGGAGATGATCGCCCTGGTCCTGCGGGAGACCGACTACCTGGAGGAGCTACGCCGGGAGGAGGGCCTGCTGGGCATGGACGAATCCAAGGCGGCGATGTTGGCGGCGCTGCAGCGCATGGCTCGGTCCTTCAAGACCACGAAGGAGTTCCTGGCCTACGTGGACAAGCTGACGGTGGCGGTCAAGCAGGCACGCAAGACTGGCCTGAAGGTGCGAGAGGGCTCGAACACGGACGCCCTGGTGCTCTCCACCATCCACCGGGCCAAGGGCCTGGAGTGGAAGCACGTGTTCCTGATGGACGTGGTGCAGGGCCGACTGCCCAACGCCCGGGCCGAGGACCCGGATGAGGAGCTGCGCCTGTTCTACGTGGCGATCACCAGGGCCATCAAAACCTGTAGGGTGTCTTACACAATGCCGCCCGAGCCAGAAGACCAGGAAGAGGGGGCAAGCGCCCCCCGCCGCCGGACGGAACAGGTGGGCAAGTCGTCTTATATAACTCGGCTGGAGCAAGAAATAGACAAGTTCGCAAGGGGTGTAAGCGAGACCAGATAATCATGTACTTTTTCGTTGGAAGCAAATCTCCAGGGCCTCGCTTGCGGAGACTCGTAACAAGTGAGCGGAATCATGACTGATCCTGCAAGAAAAATCGTTACGCATCGGGCAATTCCTCTCTCTATGGATAAAGGAAAGACCATGGGCGTAAGAGAACAGCCAACGGTGGGCCTCGGTCCACCCAAGGTCACCATCGGCTCAGCGATCCGCGGCTGGGCCGCCCTGGTGCTGGCCGTGACCAGCAAGACCCGGGTCTCTCACATCGACCTGCTGCGCCACGAGGGCCGGTCGAGCAAAGAGCTGGCAGACGCCCGGCGCCTGCTGGTCTGGGCCTTCCTGGAGGTGGTAGACGTCGACGACGACATGGCCATCGCCTGGGTCGAGCAGTGCGTGGCCCTGGGCCGGCGCAGCATCATGGACGGCCTGAAGGGCGACCCGCCGGAGGAGCTGGAGGAGGTCGTGGTGACCTACAACCGGCTCATGCGGGAGATGGGAGACGAGGACGTTCGAGAGGCCGTGGCAGCCGGCCTGCTGGGCGAGCGCAAGCCACGAGCCCGGGTGTGGCCGCGGGGCTTCCTGCGGCGCCTGGGGCTCACTGAGCAGGAATGAGCGTCAGGGCGGGGCCCTTCGCCAGGTCCCTCGCCCGCACCCACTGCGGCTGGTCCAGCTGGGCCATGAAGAGCTCCAGCAACGCCCGGGCCAGTGGGATTCCCGGGGCGGCCTCCACCGACAGGCAGGCCTCGAAATCATCTGGCAGCTGATGTTTGGAACGGAGCGCGTTGATGCGCTCAGTGCAGAACCTGTGGAAGGATGGGTCCCGACGTGCCTCCAACAGGGCGTACTCGACTTGAGTCTGATGTGTCAGCATTTGGTTCAGGTAGCTCGGGCACCACAACGTGCTCTTGCAGCTCCTCCTCGAGAATTGCTTCCTCCTCTTTTACCATGTATTCCGCGAGGTCGACAAGGCTGATCTTCTTCAAGGCCTGCCACGCCGGGACCATGCGTGTGCGGGAGCCGTCGGGACCGAAGGGCTTCGGCAGCTCTGCATTCTTGTCGGCCAAGCCTTCTTCCTCCAAGGCCATCAGGGCCTGCAGTATCTTCTCGGGGCGAACGCCGAGAGTCGCAGCGACGTCCTGGTTGGTCATCGGGACCGTCGCGTCGCGCAGCACCTTGTAGCAGGCATGCTTCCAGTATTCGAGCACGACGCCGGAGTGGTCCTTGTCGTTATAGAAAGCAAAGGTGACCTGCTTCAGCTCGTCGTCGTTGCGTGGGACAGCCGAGAACACATGCCCCTTCTTCCCGTTGCGCTGCTTGAGACTCTCGACGGTGACGATCTCCGTCTCGCCGGAGGGGAGCCCGAGCTTCTTCTTCCAGGTCTTGACGTGGAGCACAGCGTCGGCCCAGCCGTACCAAGCCGAAGAGCCGCGGGGCGTGGGGTCCTTGCCCTTCGTCTCGTGGTGAATGATGATGAACGAGGTCTGGTACTCGTCGACCATCCGGTCTACTGCCCGACGGAGAGCCTTGGTCTCCTTCGACGAGTTCTCGTCGCCGCTGAAGAACGAGTCGAGGGGGTCGAGCACGACCACGATGGGCTCGATGGTCTTGATGACTTGCTCAAGCTCCTCGGTGTCGAGGGCATCGTCGAGGCAGAAGGGCTGCTGGCAGAAGTAGAGGGGAAGCTCAGCCGGGTTGACCGCATGGGCTCTGGCGTGAGCGAGGAGCCGGTCCTTGTTGTCGAAGATGGACCCCTCCGTGGAGTTGAGCAGGACCGGCCCGAACTTGTTGACCGTAAACTGCCGCAAAAGCATGCGTTCGGCGCTCAGGGCCACACAGAGGTCGAAGATTATGGTTGACTTGTACGTGCCCCCCTGGCCAAATACTAAGGTTCGGCCCGCTCGGGGGATCATGTTTTCAACGATCCAGCGGTCCGGGTCGTCCTTGAGCGCCAGCAAATCCTTAACGGTGTAAATCTGGTGGGACCTGCGGGCCAAGTTGCCTCCTGTCTCTACCGTAGAAGTTGCTGTGCGGTGCGTCAAGGAATCACCGGATCCGTTGGGCTCCGGCGATGGTTGACCCTTCTACCACGGCGAAGATCTTCGGCGCAACAATTTTGTGAGATTCTTGTGAGGTCTCAGGGATTTCTGAGAGATCTTGCTCCCTTGTGAAATAGTTATTGACAAGGGAGATCCAACTGAGGTATTGGTGCTGTTCGATGCACTCGGTCACCCTCCAAGATCCGCTGGAGGGCTGCGTTCTATCGTGGCCCACAAGATGGCCAGGACTCTGCAAGCTGGAGGCCTGCCCACCCGAGCGGTTTGACAGCCTGCGCCGGATCCCTGGGGTCCGGCCCATGGAGAACAAGAAGAAGCCAGAGGAGACAGGTTGGTACGTGCCGCAGTCGCTCCTCGACATGGGCCTGTTGCCAGCCAACCTTGAGGACTACGATCCCGAGCCGAACGACAGGACACCGTCGGGCTTGAAGCTCCGTCGGTATCAGGCTCGCACGGTGACCTTCCTTCGTCAGACGACCACGATGCGTGAGGGTAATCTGCTGTGGGCGGACCCCGGCCTCGGCAAGACTGTCTCCTCGCTGCAAGCCAACTGGCTCGACGGCTACCTGCAGCGCCCCGGGCTCATCGTCGGACCGAACATCGCCAAGGGCGTTTGGTGCGACGACGATTCCGACGCCAAGGTGCACTACAACCTGACGGTGTTGTCCCTGGAGGGGATGAAGAACATTGACCCGGGGTTCCTCGAGCACCACAACTGCTTCTTCTGCCACTACGAGATCCTGCAGGCGTGGCAGCCGTGGATATTCGCCACGCTCAAGCCTGCCTGGATGATTCTCGACGAGAGCCACTTCCTGATCCACCAGAAAGCCCAGCGCTCCAAGGCAGCACGGCAGCTCGCCCTGTGCAACACCATCGAGCGACGCTTCTGCCTCACGGGCACAGCCATCCCCAACGAGAGGCTGGACCTGTGGAACCAGGTGGCGACCTGCCAGCCCCGACAGTGGGGCCCCTCGCACCACGACTTCGGCGTTCGCTACTGCGGCGGCCAGCGCATGGCCCCCGAGGATGGCGGCCACTGGACCTATGAGGGTGAGAGCAACACCGACGAGCTTCGCGCCAGGCTGGCCGGCACGGTGCTGCGCTACACGACCGAGGAAGTCGGCGACGAGCTGCCTCCGATGGAGCGCCACGTCATCGAGGCTGAGGGCATCGAGGAGCACCTGCTCGACGACTACTCGCTGGCTCAGCGCGACACCATCGGCTACCTCAAGCTCAAAGGCAAGATTCCCGACGAGGCGGCCACGATCACGCTCGGCAACACGACCATCAAGCTGTCGAAGAATGACCGCAAGCCGGGCGCCGCGCGACTGGTCTGCCTGACGACGCTGATCGGCATCCTGTCGGAGATGAAGCAGGCCGCCGCGATCAAGGCTGTCATCTCCATCCTCGGCCAACACAACCGACTCGTCGTGTTCACCTGGCGACGGAAGACGGCAGAGTATATATACGACAAGATCGCCGGCATGGTTGCCTCCGGGGTGAAGATCTCCGGCAAGAGCCCGATGGTCTACGGGCCGGTCCACGGCGAGATGGACATGAAGGAGCGCAAGGCGCTCGCCAAGGAGTTCGCCAAGGACGAGTGCAGCATCTACATCGCCACGATGGGCTCGGCCGGCACCTCCATCAACACCCTGTCGGCAGCCTCGGCCTGCTTGCTGGTGGACCTGCACTGGAACACCTCACAGCTGCGCCAGGCCGAGAAGCGGGTGCACCGCGATGGCTGCACCGCGGAGAAGGTCGACATCTACTACCTGGTGGTCAGGCAGACGGTGGACGATCTCTTCATCGAGAAGCTGGAGCAGAAGGCCAGGGAGGCGATGAAGATTGCCCCACGGGACGAGAGTGACCTGTCGCTGGTCCGCGACTTGACACCTGAGAAGGCCTCGGGCGAGTTCGATTTCGAGCTGCTGTGTGCGAGGCTGATGGACTACGACGCAGAATGGGAAGAAGGAGTTATGGCATGAACCGGAGGAGCGCACGCGACCCACCTGGAGCAGAACAGAAACCCATCGACCACCAACGTGAGGAGAGGAGTAGGCCATGACCCAGCAACCGCCACCGCAACAAGGAATGATCGGCGAGCCCCTGCAGCCAGGGGTGCCGGGTCAGCCAGCCCCGCAAGAAGATGGCGTCATCCCGCAACCTCCGACACCGGACCAGGCCGCCCAGATGGGCGTCTACGCCGCGTCGCAGGAAGCGCTGGTGGCATCGGGTGTCCAGGCCGTGACGGGGCAGCAGGCGCTGATGCAAGCCCAGCAGCAGGCAGCCCCAACGACGCGCATCACGGACCCAGACCTGCACTTCCCGGGTCAGAGCACCGTGAAGCAGGGCGTGACCGTGTTCCTGTTCGGTTCGGTGGGCACCTGGAAGACGACTTGGGCGGGCCAGTGGCCCAAGCCGCTGTTCCTCTCGGTCGGAGCCGAGGGTGGCGACGACGCCTTGGCCATGCTGCCATCGCTGTACGGCGTGGCCGCCCCGCCATCCTTCCACATCACCTCCTCGGAGATGATGTACGAGAAGGTGAACGCCATCAGGGCGAACTACCTGGCGTGGGACGTCAACACCGTCGTCGTCGACTCGATCACCTACTACGTGGACATGTGGATCGCTCAGCTGATGGCCAAGCGCTACAACGACCCCAAGATCAAGAAGAAGATCGAGGATGCTGGAGGCATGGCCACCAACATGACGATGCGTGACTGGGGCATCCTGGCCATGCACATCCGCGACCTGGCGATGATGCTCCACAACACGGGGCTCAACGTCATCTGGATCGGTCTCGAGAAGGAGGTCAAGGAGTCGGACGGTCAGGGGGGCGGCAGCCGCACCGTCGCAGTCGAGCCCTACATCCGAGGCGAGACGGCGCTGAAGCTCCCGGGCATGTGCAAGATGATCATCCACGCCCACAAGGACCTGAAGCCCGACCCGAACGCGATGGGCCGGATGATGATTCAGCCGGTCTACTACACCTCACCCAACTGGCTCACGAAGATCGTGCGTCACAAGTACGGCCTGGCATTCCCGGAGGGGAAGCTGGTCGACCCTGAGCTCGGGGACTACCCGACCTTCAGGGCGCTGTGGAGTCGAATCGGTCAATTCGTCTACGCGACGGCGTGACCGTTCAATAACCGGAAGTACAACTGCAACCGACACTAGAAGGAGAACGACCATGAGTAACGGAGGAGGATTCCTTCCCATCAACCTCAACAACGTGCAGCCGGCCGTCGGGTTCGACTACCCGCCGGGTCTGTACATGTTCCAGGTCGAGTCGACCGAGATCCGGACCAACAACGATGGCTCCGGGCAGCGTCTGCTCGTCAACAACACCATCGTCATGGGCCCGGGCCCGTCGACGCAGTTCCAGGGACGGAAGCTGGCCAACAGCTACCAGCTCTCGGAGAAGGGTGCGCCCTTCCTGAAGCGCATGTTCCTGTCCTGCGGCATCACCGACGAGTTCATCGCCCAGAACGGCGGGAACGTCCAGGCCGAGTGGCTGCACGGGCGCCAGTACGTGGCCCAGGTCATCAAGCAGGGCACCTACACCAACATCACCAACGAGCGTCCGCTCAGCGAGTGGGACGCGGCGGTGAAGCAGGGCGGCGGCAACAGCGGGCAGGTCCAGCAGCCGGGCACCACCCCGGCGGCCCAGCCCTCCCTGCTCCAGCCGGTCGCGGCCCCCGCCGCCGCCCCGGCGCCCGTGGCCCAGCCGCAGCCGGTCGCGCAGCCCATGGCCCAGCCCATGGCCCAGCCGCAGATGGCCGCCCCGGTGGCCCAGCCGGCCCCCGTGGCGCAGCCGCAGCTGCCCCAGCCCCAGGCCGCCATGCCGGCCCCGCAGGCCGCCCCGGCGGGGATCCCCGCCCCGGCGCCCCCTCCGGGCAAGGTGGGCCAGTAGTAGTCTGACCTGAAGGCAACGACCCGGGGCGGGTCAACAAAGCCACCAAACATACATACGAGTGCATCCCGCCCCGGGTCGTTTTTCGATGTGGGCAGACGCTCGGCGTCTGCCTGCAGCGCCAAGGAGGAAGCCATGCTCAAGGGCACCGTCATCGTCATCTTCGAGGACGACAAGGATGAAGAGGGCAAGCAGCAGGACATCCGCAAGGGTGCCATCCGGCACTCCATCGACTCGCTGCGAAGCGAGGCGCACAAGGAGGCCCTGAAGGCTGACATGGTGGTCTGGGTGGAGCAAGACGGCACCCCGCAGATCATCAAGAGTCGCAACACCAAGGTGCAGGCTCGTCTCGAGGATCTGCGCAAGCAGATGCAGGAGCACGCCTCGGTCTGCTACGCCCGATCGGCAGGGATGGGCAAGGCGGTGCTCATGGTGCACGGCAAGGAGGAAAAGGGCATCGAGTTCATCTTCGAGCAGAAGACGGTGCTGCAGGTGACACCCAAGGGCTGCTTCATCGAAGGCAGACCCGTCGACGTGGGCGACATCGAGGAGCACGATCAGGCCGTCTACAAGACCTTCAAGCAGTGGCTGCAGAACGCGCCACGACCGGCAGAGACCAATGACCCAGCATGAAGTGGACAGCAGCCGCATCCGCGTTTGCGTGCAATGCAAGAACGAGTGGGAGTTCACTGAGAAGGAGGAGCGCTTTCTCCGCGAGAAGTTCGGCGTCGGCTTCAAGGAGCCTCGACGCTGCATCCCCTGTCGCAAGGCTAACCGTGAGGCCGAGGACTCCAGAGGCAACCGCTGATGCCCATGCAGCTCCCAGGCTTGCAGTACGGCCGGCCTGCGGGCAAGTACCAACATGGTCTGCTGGCGCAGCCCAACTGCGCCGAGTGCCCCCTGATGATGGACACCAAGGTCTACCCGGACGGCCCGGTGCCGGCGAGGTTGGCCTTCGTGGGTGAGGAGCCAGGCGACACCGAGATCGCAGAGGGTCGCGGCTTCATCGGTCCCTCCGGGCAGCTGCTCTGGCACCTGGCTGCCCACGTCGGCATCGATCGCAGTGAGGTCTGGGTCTCGAACGCGGCGCTGTGCAAGGCGCGCAAGATCTTCCTGTCCAACGGCGCCGTGATCCCTCTGCCGGTGGTCAAGGCCATGGCGGCGCAGGCGTGTCGGTCGAGGCTGATCAACGAGCTCATCGGAGTGGACCCCGTGGTCATCGTGCCCCTGGGCAACTGGGCACTGTGGGCGCTATCAGACATCCCCAAGGCGAGGATCTACGGCTATCGAGGCTCACGTCTCGAGGTGGACCTGAAAATCCTCGCAGACCGAATCGCACGGGGCATGACCCAGGCGCCCATCCGGCAGGTGCAGAATGCCTAAGATGCGCCTGATCGCCGTGGAGGAGCCGCAGTTCCGCGACCGCTGGCGCATCGGCATCTCCGGGGCGAACGGGGGGAATGGGCGTGTGCCAGGCTGGGAGAACGCCAGGTTCTACTCCTACTCGGCCTGCGCCACGGCCATCGACTGGATCGAGAAGTTCGGCGGTTCGTATGCCGCCTATCTATCGTGGAAGAAACAACATCGAGGTAAAGGAGAGTAGAGCAATGGAAGAATCGGAGCGCAGAGGCAAGATCCTGGTGGTGCCTCCTGGCTCGTTCGCCTACGTGTTGGACGAGAACAAGGGCGACATCACCACCTTCGTCGGACCGCAGAAGAAGGACCTGACGGCGCAGGACATCCCGGTCGTCTTCGACGCCGACGAGGACGAGTTCCGCAGGGTGTCCATGAAGGAGGCCATCATCCCGCTCTACCGGGCCGAGGTGGACTCCTACATCATCCTGGAGAACCCCGCGGTGAGGGGCGAGCACCCCGTGGAGGGCAAGAGCACCAACGAGGCCGAGCGCCTGCGCCACGGCGTGAAGGAGAACGTCCCCGGGCCGTGCGCCTTTGCCCTGTGGCCGGGCGAGGTGGCCACCGTGGTGCCGGGGCACCGTCTGCGCCGGAACCAGTACCTCTACGTCCGCATCTACGACGCGGAGGAGGCCAACAAGAACCCCAACGCCGTCTACGGCGGCCAGGCGCCACCGGTTCGTGAGGGAGAGAACCCCGAGGGCTTCTTCGTCGGCCAGGAGATCAAGATCACGGGCGAGGACGTGAGCTTCTACATGCCGCCGACAGGCGCTGAGGTCGTGCCGGTGGACGCGAACAACGAGGAGTACGTCCGCGACGCCGAGACCCTGCAGAAGCTGGAGTACGCGGTGCTCGTCTCGGACAAGGGCGAGAAGCAGTACTGCTACGGCGAGAGCGTCGTCTACCCCGACCCGTACCAGCACTTCGAGGTGCGCGAGGGCAAGCGCAAGTTCCGGGCCATCGAGCTCTCGGAGATCTCCGGCGTCTACGTCAAGGTCATCAAGCCCTACGAGGAGAACGGCCACCAGTACAAGGAGGGCGACGAGCTCTTCATCACGGGCGCAGAGAAGACCATCTACTTCCCGCGTCCCGAGCACGCCGTCATCAAGTACGGCAAGGAGACCCGCCACTTCGCCGTGGCCATCCCGCCTGGAGAGGGCCGCTACGTTCTCGACCGGATGAGCGGCGAGATCAAGATCGAGCGGGGCCCCCAGATGCTGCTGGCGGACCCTCGCACCCACGTCATCACCAAGCGAGTCCTCACCGACTCCGAGTGCCGGCTGCTCTACCCCGGAAACGACGAGGCCCTCGAGTACAACCGCAGCCTGCGCCGAGCCCTGAGCACGACCATGGAGGACGCCGACGCCGCCATCTCCGCGGAGATGGTCGCCTCGCTGTCCAACGTCGGCGGCGGCACGGTGGGCCAGGCCATGTACTCCTCGGCGCTGGCTCCCGACCGGGCCACGGCGATGGGCGACATGCTGCTGAAGTCGCCCTCATCCGAGGTGGTCGGCGACTCCTTCGACCGGAAGGTCAAGCACACCAAGCCGCGCACGGTCATCCTCGACACCAAGTACGAGGGCGTGGTCACGGTCAAGGTCTGGAACGGCTACGCCGTCCAGGTGGTCAACCGGGCCGGGGAACGGCGCGTGGAGCGCGGCCCCAAGACGGTCCTGCTCGAGTACGACGAGACGCTGGAGAAGCTCTCCCTGTCCACGGGGAAGCCCAAGAACACCGACAACAACATCGAGACGGACTACCTCAAGGTCACCGGCAACTATGTGACCGATGTCATCATCGACATGGAGACCGCCGAGATGGTGCCCGTCGAGGCCAAGGTCAAGTTCAAGGTGGACTTCGAGGGTGACGAGAACGAGTGGTTCAACGTCGACAACTACGTCAAGCTGCTCTACGACCGGGCTCGGTCCATCATCAAGGCGGCCATCAACAGGACTCCTGTCGGCGTCCTGCGCAACGAGAAGGCAGCGGTCATCCGCGACGCCATCCTGGGCAAGAAGCCCGAGGATGGAAGTGAGCGCAAGGGCCTGGCCTTCGCCGAGAACTCGATGCGGGTGACGGACGTCGACGTCCTGAGCCTGAAGATCAACGACGAGGAAGTCGCCGGGATGCTGGCCGAGGCCCAGCGCGCCAGCCTGAAGGGCATGGCCCGGGTGGCCCAGCGCGAGGCCGAGCTGGCGAACCAGACCCGTCTGGAGGAGATCGACCGGTTGCTGGCCGAGGCGGCCCACATCACGGCCACGCGCAAGCTGGAGCTGCAGGAGCAGCACAAGGACGAGACTCAGAAGGCGCTGATGGCCGAGGAGACCCGCAAGAAGGCCTACGAGGAGACCCGGGACGCCCGGGCGCTCGCCGGCCGGGAGCGTCAGCTGGAGCTCGAGGGCAAGGTCCGCGAGGGCCTGCTGGCCGACCACGAGCTCGCGATGCAGAAGGCCAGGGAGCAGCAGACCCTGGCGCTGGAGAACCTGAAGGCCCAGGTGCAGGCAGTGATCGACAAGGCCCAGGCCATGGACCCGCACGTCGCGGTGGCCCTGGAGCGGCTGACGGACGAGGTGTTCCTGCGCGGCATCACCGAGGGTTTCGGGGAGTGGGCGGCAGTCAAGGGTATCGGCTTGGCCGAGGCGGCCAAACAGGTCCTCGACTTCATGCCTGAGGGCAAGTTCGAGGTGCTCAGGCACATCGGACAGGCCGGGACGAGGAGCGGCAACGGGGAGGGCGAGCCCCGCGTGCCACGCCGTCACGGCTAGCAGCACGGGCCGGCGGGCCAGTTGCTGGTCCGCCGGCCCACTGGAGATACAGACGATGAACGTGCACATGCTGATCGAACAGCTGCAACGGTACGACAAGAACATGGAGGTGGGCGTCCAGCTCCGCGTGAGCAAGGAGCCCGAGGAGTTCGTCGCTGGCCGGGTGACCGGATGCTCCCAGATCCAGGACATCGATGGGCAGAAGACCCACGTCGTGCTGGTCTGCGAAGGTAAGTATCCAGTGAAGCGCACCGAGCGCTCGACAGGTTTGGAGCGCAGGTAGTGGCCTTCACCTGTCCAAAGTGCGGCATGACCTCGCACCATCCGAAGGATGAGGAGTTCGGCTACTGCGGCAACTGCCACGAGTTCACCGGGCGCAAGCCGCAGCCCTTGCGCATCGTGGACTATTTCCACCTCATGCACCCATCGGTGCCACGTGAGACCTGGGAGCAGATGCGCAAGCTGGCCGAGACACTCAAGGGCCTGGCCGAGGAGTGGGCGGCCAAGGGCGGTAGGTTCATCTGGCCGCACGAGCTGCCTGACCCGCCGCCCACCGTCACGCTGACTCCATACTTCGCGAACCCCGGGGGCATCACGATGCCCCGGGCGACGCTGGAGGAGGCTGCCGAGCTGCGCTTCGTCACCGACAAGGGCCGCCTCGGCACCGCGGTGGAGGTCATGATCGACCAGATGCTACCGAAGGAGTTCGAGCCAGACGAGGAGTGATGCCACACATCATCCCCTGCATCCACCCGGCGGCGCTGCTCCGGGGTTCGAAGCCCATCTCCGACGTCATCATGTCGGACCTGGCCAAGGCCCATCGCATCTCGATGGAGGGCTACGAGCATCCGGAGAACTTCGTCATCTGTCTCCCCTCGAACCCTTCGGGGATGTACGAGGCAGTGCGCGAGGGCGTGGCGTGGATGGACAGGTGGATCGGACTACAGTGCCCGGTCGCCGTTGACGTTGAGACCTCATCACTCGACTTCTTCAACTGCAAGCTCTACTCCATCGCCCTGAGCGGAGAGGATGGCTACAACACGGGCGTCGCCTTCACCCTCGCCGACTACAAGACGCTACCCTGGGATGCCGAGCTGGCCTTGACCCAGAAGCTCAACCAGCTGCTGGCCGACCCCAAGGTCACGACGATCTACCACAACGCACCCTACGACTACGCCGTCCTGACCAACAAGGGCTACCGGATTGAGGGGCCGATCGAGGACACCCAGGCCTATGCCCACCTCTACCAGCCCGACGTGCCGAAGGACCTCGGCTGGGTCGGCCACCACTGGCTGGACTGTGAGCCCTGGAAGCTGAACCACAAGGGCGAGAAGCTGGCCTTCTCCGAGGACCCCGTCGAGCTCCTGGTGTACAACGCGAAGGACGCGATCAACACCATGAAGCTCCGCTCCCACCTGCGCAACGCGATCTTCGAGCGGGGCATGACCGCGGAGCTGGTCTCCTACCAGATGGCCTTCGCCCGCCTGGCGGCCAACATGGAGCTGGTTGGCTTGCCCGTCAACTGGGACAAGCGCCGGGCCATGGGCGACAAGCTCCTCGAGCGCCTCGAGATACTCAAGGCTCGGATGCGCAAGTGGCTCAACTGGGACGAGTTCAACCCGATGAACAAGAACCACGCGGTGGAGGCCCTGTACAACAAGAAGTACGTCGGGCTCGTCCCCACCGCGTGGACGGAGAAGACTCACCAGCCCTCGACGAAGTACGAGCACATCATCGAGCACATGCAGCACGAGTTCGTCAAGGACTTCATCGAGTACGTCGAATCGCACCACTGCTTTGCGACCCAGTACCGTGACCCGCCGACACATCCCAAGGGACCAAAGGCCGGTGCCTACTTCCGGGCCCGCCGCCAGGACGGACGTATCCACCCCAAGTGGAATCCCTGCGGGCAGAAGGGCTCCAGGTTCAGCTCCGAGCCCAACGTCCAGAACCAGCGGGTCAAGGACCGGGCCTTCTTCGAGGCGCCCGAGGGCCGGGTGATCGTCGGGGCGGACAAGGACCAACTGGAATTACGGCTGGCGGCATGTCTAGCCGGTGTCCCTGAACTGGTCGCCGAGATGCAGAAGCCCGACGGCGACCCCCACACCCTGGCCGCCATCAACGTCTACGGCGAGGCGTTTCTGCAGAAGAGCAAGAAGGAGCGCAAGCGCCTCCGCGACGCGGTTAAAACCACCGTGTACGCCTCACTCTACCGGGCCGGCGTCAAGACCGTCCACCAGTCGATCCGTAAGAAGAAGTTTCTCGACCCGGCGCTGCGTGCCTCGCTGACGCTGGAGGTGGTCTCGCACATCTACCACAGCTACTTCGGCAAGTACGTCGAGATTCCCGTCTGGCACGACAACAACTACGCCCTGGCCGAGACGCAGGGCTACCTGGAGATTCCGCCGCTGGGGCGGCGACGTTACTTCCCCGTGCAGCCGCCGCCCCTGACGGAGGTGGCCAACTGGCCGATTCAGACCCTGGGTTCCGACGTCGTTGGGATGCAGATGGTGCAGGTCCAGGACGAGCTGACGCGCAAGTTCCCCGATGCCTGGATCATCCTGCACGGTCACGACGCCCTCTATATCGAGTGCTACGAGCGCCACGCCGAGGATGTGGTGAAGCTCTGCGACCAGATCTTTGGCCACTTCCCCGTCGAGGGCCCGGCCGGCACCGTCGACCTCACCGCCGAAGCGAGCATCGGCAAGAACCTGCTGGAGGCAAAGTGATGAGACCCGAGCTGGAAAAGATCGCCATCTTCAAGCGAGTCGAGGAGAACAGCAGGAAGGAGCGCAATAGCCCCGACGACACCGGACGTCCTGCGGCAATCACGGCGAACAAGCGCGAGGTCGCCGAGTACTTCCAGTACCTCCGTGGCCGACAGACCCGGCACGGCGATTCGGAGCCGATCAACCCCAGCGCCACCTTGACCTGCTACGGCACGGCCATCATGAAGCAGGACCACCACACGCCGTGGACGTTCGGCGAGGCCGAAAAGGCCGCCGACCTGCCGGACTGGTACTGGAACCCCAGCCACGACTGGACCGTCGAGCTGCCCTGCCACGACATCAAGGTGAACCACTGGCGTGAGATGATGGACTCGGACCTCCCCCGGTTCGAGGAGACCGATCCGCCTCGTGGGGGTGCCTACGATGCCGTGCACCTGCTGGTCCTGATGCACGCCCGGGCCGGCGTCGACATCACCCACCCGGCCTACGTCGAGGGGCTCGAGACGGCAATTCGCCGGATCAAGGAGAGGACGTACTGATGAGCCGGATGAAGGTCGACCGCTGGACCGTGCTCTTTGTGGCCATCGGCTTCACCCTCGTGGCCTTGGCCTACGGCTGGTACTACCACGAGCGGTCGAAGCCGGGCGGGGACCGCGTTCGCGAGGCGTGGCTCGAGCGGAAGCGCTGCGAGGCTGCAGCCCG